GGCTTTAAGTATAAGAAGGCAGGAATCATTTTGATGGAGATCATCCCGAAAGCGAAATTCTCCCCTGACCTATTTACCGATTACTCGCTACAGATTAAGCGAGCCAAGCTCTCTGACGCCTTAGATCACATCACGCATAAGTATGGCAAGAACACATTGTCATTGGGTTTGTGTGGTCGCAAAGATGAACACTGGCAAATGAATCAAGAACGTAAATCGCCAAACTATTTAACCGAATGGAATGAACTCTTTAGAGTGAGATAAGACTATGCATATATTTAAGCTTTCAAATGAACAATTGGCACAGCTTTTAATTCCTAAACGTTTTGTGCCACCGACTCCAGAGGAATTCAAAGACAAGAATATGGTTTACGTCTTTGACAGTGAGGATAAGTTTGAGCTGACTTATGATGAGTTAGTAGAGATTATTGGTAAGGCTAGACAAGCTGGACCTAGAATGATTCCAGTATTAGGAACGGTGAACTAAAACAATCAGCAGTAATGCAAGTTTTTAGAGAAATTGAATAATTAACAAAGGTCAAAAAATGAGAGATGAATTAAAAGAGATTTTTATTCGTGGATGCAACGAGAAAATTGAGAAGAAGGGAGAAAATGTTGGGCTCTCCTTTTACGCTTTCTTCAAGAATAAAAATGATAACCCTGAGCTCTTGATGGAAGCTGCGCAGTGGTGGATCCTGGAGCACAAACTAGATCACTTCGAAAAAGCTGTAAAAATTAAAATCCTTGTTTTAAATGAGCCCTAATTACGACTTTATCAAGGTTAAATTTATACAAATATTATTACACTAATGAAGGCACACTATAATCAGAAATATTGTCAGGATCATGTAAAAACTGAGTTGAAATATTTAAATCACGTGATTCAAATTCACTTAATCTAAAAAAATCTTTTGCGTAGATTCCCTTCTGCGTTTTAGGGATATATATTACAGTGCTCTTATCATCAAACTGAAGACTTAGGAGCCTTAAATGTTGAGAATAGTCATCCAAAACTGAATAAATTTATAATTCAAACTACAAAAAATAATCCTATTAAGTTTGTTAATATGACCCAGCCTACTACATTGATTTATATATCTTGATAAATTATTTTTGTTTTTTAAATACAAAGCAACTTTCTCTAAGTTACCATTTAGAAAATCCATCCTATCTTTTTTAATTTGCATATTGCATCTTTTGCATGATAAAGATAAGTTTTTTAGTTCGAATGCTAGTTCTCTAAATATTGAAGATGGTAAAATATGCTCAATATCTATTACCATTTTGAATTCGCCTTTAAAGGGCCGACGACAGTAGCAACAATACTCACATTTGCTTAGCAGGTGGTTTTTCAATTTCTCTTTTACAGGCTTTAATTCCTCTGAGCTCCAAATTTGAACCTCATTGTGAGCATTAATTATTGCAAGGTTATCAACTTCATCAAAATTCATTCATTAATACCCTGCTGCAACTCACTCCCATTCTCTATTATTTGTTTTTTTAAATCTAGTAAGAAGGTGGATTGATTAATATCATAAGATGCGTCAATATATATATCTAACTCTAACAGAACATCACCCAAAGAAACTTCCCCTAAAGTTAGATTATTAAGTAAATCCGTTATTCTTCTAGATAAAAAAGAACTTTGAGGGGTTAGAACGCCAAAAATATTCCAATATATAGCTTCAATACTTTTTTCACTTTCATCTTCAATTATTTTTATGTCTAAATTTTTAACATGGAATATAGAATGTGAAATGCTAACTTTTTTCTCATTACTAAAAAATAAATCTGTAAGAATTAAAGGAGAATGAGTTGCTATATAAATTTTTATATCATTTAAATAGAATAGATCACTAATGTTTTCCAGATACTCTATTTGCCATTTTGGATGAAGACTGAGCTCAGGCTCATCAATAATTAAAATATTTTTTTTAGTATCTACCAAAGAAAGAGAGAAAAAAATAGTTATTAAAATATTTTTCTCACCGGAACTAATGTTATCAAAAGTTAAAATCATTCTACTTTTAAGACTTATCAGATGAGTCTCAATTTTCTCGCCCCAGTAATACTTAATTAAGTATAAGAATTTTATTGTATTCTCAGCATCGCCATAGATATCATTTGAAAAATTAATAGAGACATATTTATTTCCTTGATCATCCTTAACAATATCTAAATAATCTATAAGAGAATTAATTATATAAGAGCTATCATAATCCCCATCAAATACAGTATCAGTAATAAAATCCTTTTCTAGAAGTTCATCTTTAATAGAAAACAATATCTTATCTTCAAATTTTAGATATTTTAACATTCTAGCTATTTTTAAGAATTTACTTTCAATTTCGTTATATTCACCCTGTTTAAGTAAAAAAAATGTTTGCTTTACTAGCTTAGTTATTAATGAGTTAAGATCATTTGATTTGTGGTTTGGAGCTAAAAATCTAGAAGAGCGCTTTACTAGATTTTTTCCACGAGGGTTATTAATAACAATTAAATTAGATTTTTGATCCTTAAAATATAAAGAAATATGATCAAGGAGCCTAGTTTTACCTTGGCCATTTTCACCAATCAAAATATTAATTTGTGATGAACTATTAATTATCTCACTTAAACCCATTATTTTAATACTTTTAAAAACAACATCCTATCTAATTTTATTCAATCACACAATGGAAAGTCAAACTATAAATCATTATTAATTAATTTAAACATGCGACTAAATCCTCATTGCGAATTTTCAATTCACACACTGCACACATACAGTGACATGCACCTTTGTTGAGATCGAATGCGCTGTGCAGCCTGAAAGCAGGATGCACAGCATAAATGCTTTGATCATGATAGAAACAAAGCCTTTTCTTTAGCACGACGATTCACAAGCCCTTGCATACGCTTACCACCCGCATTCACCCACACATCAAACTGATCCGCAGCAGCACGATTATCATTGGCATTCAGCTTTTTCACCAAAGTTGATTTGCTAAATGCATTGGTCCCAATGTTGTAGGCAAGTGATACCAGCGCATCAAACTGATTTTGGCTAAGTGGTACCGTAACCGCGTTATTTACAGCAGTTTCAAATTTCTTTAAATCATGGGCCATATAAGCTTTTGCTTGTGCTTCAGTACAGGTATCACCTTTTTTGACCTTAATGCCGTTCGGATAAACCGTGGTACCGAATCCAATCGTCCATACCCCCACACCATCGTCATATGCAGCAAGTCGTTTACCCTCAAAACCACAGATGAGATCAACACCAAAAAGACTGACCACCATCTGATCGATCGTAAGACCCAGCATATCAGCCACCTCTGAATCTGAAGCTGTTGCAATCACTTGATTAGCAGCATCAACTTGTTTTTGAGTAAGTGTTCCACCGCTGATTTTTCTCAAAAAATCAAAGATTTGTTTCATTTTTCACTTACTCACTTAAACATTGCTTTAAAGGCCGAACGAATTTCAAAAATTAACTCACCAATGGTTTTACCACGTAATAGTTGGATTGCTTGATACCAGATGCCAATTAACAACATTCCAAAAATCGCAAAGATTAGCATCACAAAACCTTGTGTCATATGTGAGTAGACATGCCAACCATAATATTCAATAAATGCTGAACCACCATACAGACTAATCGCCACACTAAACGTGAACTTCATAATCACACCCATCGTGATTTTAATTCGTCCCTCAGTGTCGATATCCCCCGATAACGTCAGAGCAAAGATTGCCCCAACCACTGCAGCGATAATTTTAAAAAGCCATGGTAGGCCCTTGATGCTTAACGGGTCATTCATAGACCACTCCTAATTTTTTGGCAATAAAAAAGCGCTCAATGAGCGCCATGTACTTTTTAAAAACTTAAACTTCTATTTGAATCACTTCACCCAATGGTGCGAGTCGTTTAATCTCACCATCAGATACGAATACGGTTGCTCCTAAGTTGTAACGTGTTGAACTGGTGACCAGGTTTAAACCTGATCCACCTACTACCAACACTTTGTAATTGGGATGGTCCACGCTGGTAATGGTTCCTACAAATTCTGCAGCCGCAGGAAGTAAATCAATTAAACGCTGTAAGGCATTACTCACGATTGACACGCTCCACTTTCACAGTTTGATTGACCAGCGCATGACTGAATGAGACGCTGACGCTATCTACAATGCCCCACCATTCCGCATTAAATGCCAGTACTTCTCCTGGCACACATTCGCCCACTTCAGGCGAAATCGGCATGCTGTAGGTATGGGTTTCGACCATCCCTGCTTTGGCAAGCTGAGCCTTACCATATGCCCCCATACTGACATGGTTAAACAATGGATTGTTTTCAGGCTGAAGTAAGGTGTCAGCACTGGTTCCAGTGCGTTTCACTTGAGCCACCAACGCTTTACGATCATTGGTCAGCGTAATGCCGTTGTAATCTGGATAGATTTGGTAATCGGTCGACTGACTCACTACCGCGGACTCAGGCAACAAGCGATCATATTCAGCGATCGACAACACATCCCAAAAGGTCTTTTTATACAGCGGTTTAATTGTCAGCGTATTGCTACCCTTTTCGCTATAAATAAACCCACCACCGCTTTCAACCACCATCTTGATGGCATCTATCGGTGCTAAATTGGAATAGCTCAAGCATTCACGCTCAACGATCCAACCCAATGCATCGATCAACTGCCAATTGAGCACCGTATCGCTAAACACACGATCAAGCTCTGCTTGGCATAACTGGACGGAGGTTCGATCATTCTCTTGTAAGAATGAGCGTAATGGCGCTGTCGGTGCAGCAAGCAGCGCGGTTTGACTGCGACCAATTAAAGTATAGGTATCTTGGGCGAATTTACGAGAACGTCGTCGGTTCTCAAGCAACATTTGATGCTCGGTACCATTCACGATAATTTTTAAAATTACAGGTTGGCCATTGATAGGCTCAAGCTTCCCAATCTCAGATGCCGGTACGGTCAAACTATAGGACCAACACCAGCAGCTGCGATCGGTACTGTAATTCCCATCTAGCACATTTATTTCCTCGCCATTATCTAGGCGCGTCACAGATAAACTATTCAATATGTACCACCAATTACGATTCGGTATGCCGGGTATGCAGTCGTCTGCACCGAAGTTAAGTTCAACATTATGCGAATCCACCTCATGACATAGGCATACGAAATTAAGATCCCCCGTACCTTCATACTGAGGAATTTCAGGCTCTGGCCATGGTTCAATCGGATGCTTACGATAATGGATAGACTTCGCTTTATCCCATGGGATTTCATCTTGTGTGACCAGCTCTAGTCCTTTGTCCCAATCAAAGCTAAAGCGCTTTTCAAAGACATGTGCGACCTGATGTGAAAACGAGATATTGCGGCGTTTACGGATCATCTCCTGATGAGTTAATTCACGGTTCAATCGAAGCTTAATTGATTCCTCAAAATACAAATCACGCGCAATTGGAATCTTTAGATTTTCTTGCCAGCGCACCCCTTGGTTACGACTAAGCTTTAAGCCCTGGTCAAAAGCACTATAGATGGATTCAGATAAAGTCAGTCCACGCTCAAAACTCAGCTCTGTAGCATGATTAATGACTAAACTACGGTCGTAAAAAAAGGTGTCATTTGACACCCTTAAAATAGGCTTGGTCCATGGTATTTCTACATGGTCTAATCTTGTGAAGGCTT